GAGGGAGAAAAGAAAGACAGCGCTGCTCGCCCACCCTTTATTTTACCGGAATAAAAGGAAAAGGTGGTGAGCATATGGCTAGAAAGACATTTAAAAAGATTATTACAAGTGAGGAATTAATTTCTCAAATAAATCCAGAGAACAAAAAAATAGCCGATAGGTTCTTAAAAAACTTTGCTACAAAACGCTCAGAAACATCAGTTAAGGTGTATAAGTCCAATTTCAACATATTCTTTTGTTGGAATCTCCAATATAATGATAATAAATTCTTCACAGATATTAGAAAGTCTGAAATGATGGATTTCTTTGACTATGGCTCGTCTGAATTACAGTGGAGTCCAAACAGATATGCTAATGTTTGGAGTTCTTTGAACAGTCTTAGTACGTTTATAGAGAATGTACTTGACGATGATTACCCTGATTTCAGAAATCAAGTGAGAAAAATAGAGAAGCAGCCAAAGGCTACTGTTAGAAAGAAAACAGTTCTTACCGATGTACAAGTCCACAATTTACTCAATCATCTTTCAGAGACAAACACACAGCAAGCCTGTTTATTAGCGCTTGCGTGCTATTCGGGTGCTAGGATTAGTGAATTGTTCCGTTTCACGACGGACTTGATTGATTTAAATAATTTAGCATATGAAGATTTGTTCCTTGAAACAACTGATGAGATTAAGACAAAGGGTAGAGGACGACTCGGTAAGGTATTATATAAATACATATTAAAAGCGCCATTTGAGCCTTATTATGTTAAATGGATAGAAGAACGCGAAGCTATTATGAAAGAGCTTGGTGTGTCACATGATTATCTATTTATCAGAAAAGACGGACAACCAGCTACTCCAGACACGGCGCGCGTATGGATAAAGCAATGGGAGAAGTATCTTACGGACGAAGAACCGAGTAATAAGCGTCACGACCCTGTTGATTTATACGCCCATGCTTTCAGGCATTATCTGTGTACATATTTAGCTAAGATAGGGCTGGAACAAGAACTTGTTGTCGAAATCTTTGGTTGGAGTTCATTTGATATGTTTAATATCTATAATGATATGACGGCCAAAGATAAAAAGTGGAAGGGGCTTGAGAAGCTCAAAAAAGCCATTGAAAAACAAGGGTGATTTTATGGATAAAAATATCAAGATAAAAGAAATTATTGCTGATGTAAAAGCTGGTAATAATTTTGCTGATAAAGTAAAGATTAGGAGATACATTCCAATACTTGAAAAGGGAGATATTGCTAGAAATTATCTTTTCAAAGTAAATTCTATGAATTTAGATTTAATGGACCCGGTTACCAAAGTGACCGAAACTGAGATGCTTTGGCGTTTCAACGTTTTGCTTGAGTTCACAAATATAAAAGTAGATGATGATGATATTACCTTTGAGAACTACGATGTTTTATCAAGTTCTGGTATTTTCGACCATATAAAAGAAGAATGTGGACTTGACTTTACGAAAATGGAAAAGTTCATAATGGAGACAATGATGTTTAGCAGAAACGACTTTATGTCAGATATGCTAAAATCAGCCAATGGCGATAATCTCAAAGAGTCTTTGAAAGAGTTTAAGGAAATTCTGGGCGACAAAGAGCTTGTCAATAAAATGTCCGAAATCATTGCTTTCAACGACCCAATAGCAAAAGCGGAAATTGAAAAAGCAAAAGCTGTGGTGGCAAAAGAGAAACTGAAAGCGGATATTGAGACAAAGAAATAATGTGAGAAAAGGGGTGTTCTTTTGTGTGCTAAATATGCTTCTCGTGGCGGTAAAACGTTTATAGACGACGAAGATAAACTGATTGATTATCTCGTTAAAGGGGCTAAAGGTTTTACGACGGCCATTGCTAGAGATACAGCTAAAAGGCTGAAAAAGAACACGGCTGAATTGGTTTATAAAGATTATAAACCTAAAATGTATAATAGAACAATGGAAATGCTAAACTCCATTGTAGGCCCCGGTTTTAATGGAGGCACTCCAACTAGAAAGACAATAGACGGGTTTGAAGCCGAAGTTGGATTTGACTTGGATAGAATTACCCCATATCCGCCAACAAAAACGGAATGGGGTAAACATTCTACTTGGGACGGAGAGCCATATATTGGAGAACTGATAGAGGGTTTTGAAGAACGAGGGTTCACGTTGTATGGCGGTAAAAATCTTAGTCATATTATATATGAGCGTGAACCTGTTCATATGATTGAAACAACAATAGAGGAAGTAGAATCAGCATTAAACGGGATAGATAGAGAAGTCCCAGATTTTGATATGCTTGAAAATATAATATCTGTAAAACTAGACAGATAAAGGGGTGAGAGATAGTGGCAAAACGCATTGATATTCTTTTTGGTTCTAGGATAGATGAAAGCGGAGCCAAAAAGGATATAGAGAGAATACAAACAATATTTAAGAGTGCTGGACTTAAAATTGTTCCTCAATTTGACAATACAACATTAAAAGAGTTTCAGAAAAACCTAAAGGTTACAATTGACGAAGCTACTAAGTTAAGAACCCTCACGTCTAGCTTTACACAGGGTGGCATCAAGTACGATATCTCTCAACGCGAATCATCACGCGGACAATGGTCGAAACCCGTCGTATCAATGGACTATGAACAGTCTATTGATACTGTTGAGAAAAAGTTAAAGTCTTTATATAGAACCGCTATTGAAACGCAGGAAAACATAAACGCTGCGGCTAAGGTTGGCGCGGCCACATATCAAAAGCAGTGGGAAAAATCTCTTTCAGAGATAGAAGCAGAAATTAAGTCAACGAAAGAGACTCTTGCTACACTTGGATATAACGTTGGTGAAGATAGAGGACTTAACAGACTAAGCGGTAGGCTCGGAACAGCAAAGCTCGAACAAGATGCTATTGAACAAAAGAAGCTTGCCGACAATCTGGAAGATTCTCTTAATAGACTTATTGTAGCAGAGACAAACCTTGAAAAAGCGCAAGCTTATCACAGTAGCAACGAAACGATACAATCACTTCAAGCACAAGTTGACATGTATAGAAAGCAAATTCGTGCTATTGAAGAGGCCACTCATGCTACTGAGGAATTAAAGCAGAAAGCCAGAGAGGGAATTGAAAGTTCTTCTATAAATGCCAAGGGGTATAGCGCCCGCTCTGGTGAGAAATATGACAACGAGCAGTTAGAGGCATATTCTAGAGTTCTAAAAAAAGTAAACAAATATAAGCTTGAACTTGCCGCGACAAACAAAAAAGTCGATTCGAGTAACGACGAAGTAAATCAATCAACTGAGAAATATATAAATTCTCTCAAAGAAGAAATTAGTAAATTAGAACGACGGCTTGATTTGATGCAGCAGTCGTTTAACACTTCCAATGCGGCGGCAACTGCGGCTGAAAAACGAGCAGAAGCTGAAAGAGAATGTGCATTAGCGATAGATAAGCTTAACAAAGAGATGGACGATGGTATTAGAACATCGAAAACTTTTGGAGAAGCTTTAAAAGATGCTTTTGATAATTATATTGGGCCAGCGGCTTTGGCCGATAGGGCAGTAGATTTGCTGGTGGATGGTGCTAAAGAAGCGTATCAGACTATCGTAGATTTGAATAAGGCCATGACTGATGTTCAGATGGTTACTGGTGAAAGCGCTGAACAAACGGCTGAATTAGCACATCAATATAGCCAAATGGCCAAAGAGCTTGGGGCAACCACTACTGAAGTTGCCAATGGAGCGGCGGAATGGCTGAGGCAAGGCAAGAGCGTAGCCGAAACAAACCAGCTTCTTGAATCTTCAATGATTCTGTCAAAAGTTGGCGCTATCGAATCTTCACAGGCGACAGAGCTTCTTACTTCTACACTTAACGGGTACAAAAAAGAAGCAAATGAAGCAATGCATGTTGTTGACGCTATGTCGGCGGTTGACTTGGCTGCAGCTACTTCCGTTGAAGAACTTGCTGTTGCCCTCCAAAGTACCGCTAACATGGCTCGTGTTAATGGTGTTGGGTTTGAACAACTTCTTGGCATGGTTGGCGCTGTTTCTGAGGCTTCAAGGCGTAGCGCCAGTGTTGTCGGTAACAGCTTCAAAACAATTTTTTCTCGTCTTACCAACGTTGCTGCTGGTAAAATGACAGACGACTTAGGCGAGCCTCTTAACGACGTTGAACAAGTATTTAACGGGCTTAATATAAAGCTTAGAGATTCTAGTGGCGAGTTCCGCAACATGTATGACGTTATTAGTGAACTTGCTGACAGATGGGAACATCTTGATAACGTAGAGCAAAACTGGGTTGCTACGAGCGTTGCTGGTACACGTCAGCGTGAGACGTTCTTAACGTTGATGGAAAACTGGGATAGAGCGGCTACATTGTCAACTACGGCTTTGAATTCCGAAGGCATGGCTATGGACAAGATGTCGATTTATCTCGAAAGCATCGAAGCAAACCTGAACAAGCTAAAAGCTGCTGTTGAGGACTTGTTGTATAGCGAAGAAATTGTAAACGTAATCAACCTCGTTATTAAAGCAATAACACAACTTGTAGAGGGAATATCTTGGCTTATAGATAAGTTTGGAGGAGTCAATTCCGCTGTTTTGGCTACTGTTGCTGTTTTCTTAAAACTTAAAAGTGCTATAAATATAGCCAAAGACACTGAAAAAGTGTCGGGCGCTTTAAAAGTTTTTTCTGAAATTGCTGGTGGCGGAAATAAAACCATAAAAGTATTAACTTCAACATTTTCGGCGTTTAAAGACGGAGTATTAGCAGGTAAAGATGCTATAAATATATCTGGTAAAGCTCTTTGGGCTTCTCCGTTTGTCAAAGTAGCAATTGTATTAGCAGGAATTACAGCTATTGTTGCTGCGTTTGACGCCTTAATAACGACAACAGAAGAATATAAAGATATACTTGCTGAAACACAGTCTAAGCTTCAAGAAGTAAGCGATAAACGAAACGCTCTTGAACAAAAAGCTGAAGTTGAGCAACTTACAGAAGCAGAAAAAGAGTATTTAGAAGTATTAAAGGCAGAAGAAGGTATTCTTCAGGCGCGTGAAAAACGTGATAGGCAGAACACCTATAATTCAGCAGCAAAAGATGTTGAGCGTGGCGGCGAAGGGTTCTGGGCGAGAGCCAAAGAGGCTGCATTTATGTCGTCTCAAAACCCTGTCAACGAATTGGGCCTGCCAATTCCAAACAAAGCTCCGGTTGTTGAATACAACGTAGCTATCGAGGAACTTACTGGCGATATTGAGGAATATAAGGAAGTCACAGACCAACTTAATAACTCAAATGGAAAGTCTCTTGAAGAATACGAGGCATTACAAGAGAGACAACAAGAGTTAAGTCAAGTATTTCTTGAACACATCAAGCGTATATCTGAAGCGAACACTTATGGCTTAGAGCTGACTGAAACCGATAAACAGCTTGCTGAAATGATGGAGAAAGCTGGAATCACAGCAGAAGCTCTGTCAGAATCAATGGGCAATGTTGCTAATGAGCTTGGCGAAACCGACGATACGCTAGGACGTATTACATCAGAAGTTTCTGGCTTACAATCCGCTTATGATAACTTAATATCTGTAAACGAAGAAGTAGCAAACACTGGAGTTATTTCAATTGAAACTCTTGACGCTCTTGTTTCAAGATATCCAGCACTCAATGATGAAGTAACAAACTATCTTCTTGGACTTGCTTCAACAGAAGATGTGTTGGCGGAATTACGGTTGGCCTATCAGGATGACGAAGCAAATGCCTATGCTAATATCATAAACAAATTGAAAATGCAACAAAACTATTATAGTTTGTTGTCTACAATGGATTCGGCTTTAATGCAACAATTTGCCGCTGGTTACGGTATTGATATTGGCAATCATGGCACATATGCTCAGTCAAAAGAAAAGATAGAAACTGATTTACTTCAGAGAATTTCGTCAATGTGGGCACAGTTCTATAAATCACAGGCATTGACGATGGACAACGTTATTAAGGCTGCTAATGGGGCATTGAAACCAGATGGTGGTTCACTTCTGCCCACTTCAGAACTTAATGCTTTGAAGAATGTTGTAAACTCTTATAACAATGCTATTCAGGGACTTAATAACGTATATGATGAATCAATAAAATTAAGGCTTGACGGATATAAACAAATAAGTTCTGCCGCAAAAGACGCAGCAAAATCTAGTGGTTCTGCATCTAAGCAACAAAGCGAAGCCGAAAAAGCGTATGATGACTTGTTGCAAATAACAATCAAGATGCTCAAGAAGAAAAAAGAGCTTGAAAAAGAAGCTCTTAAAGAGCAACTTGAGGGTTATAAGAAAGTCATTGATGCTCAAAAGGATTTGCTTGATTTACAAGACGACGAATATAACCATAAACGCGAACTTGAAGAAAAGAACAAAACTGTCTCTACGCTTGAAGCACAAATAGCGGAACTTCAATTTGACACGAGTGCCGAGGGTACAAAGAAACGTCTTGAGCTTGAGGAAGAACTTGCCGAAGCAAAACGCGAACTTGAAGATTATCAACACGATTATTCTATTGACCAGCAAAAAGATGCCTTAGACAGAGAAGAACGTAGATTTGAAGAATACATCAATAATCAAATTGATGAAATTGACGATTATCTTTCTAAGACTGGTGAAATAACTGCCGAAGCCATTAGACTTCTCCAAGAGCATAGCGAAGAAACACTTAATGCTCTGATTCAATATAACAGAGCATACGGAGATTCAATCGACCAGAATATCATTGATTTATGGAACAAAGCCACAGGCGCTGTCAACACATATAAATCTGCTCTTGATGAGGCGGCCTCCGCAGCAAGCCGACTGGCGGCGGCAAGTGGTGGTGGCGGGCTTAGTTACACGCCACAAACCATTGCACCTCCTAACACAAATACTGGGGTTGGTATGGGGGCAATGAGGCCGAGTGGCTCATCTCCAATTGACACAAAATACAGAATATTTCATACTGGCACGAATAAACCAGTTGGTGGCTCAATGAGCTTGACTGACGCACAAAGAACATGGGGATATATTCCTGACCCTCAAAACTATTATTGGGAAAAGTATGTAAATGGTATCAAGAGAAATTTAGTATATGCTGTTAAACCATATCATACCGGGCTTGATGCTGGATTTGTTGGTAATCTTAAGGGTAATGAAGAATTTGTAAAAGCTCTTAAAGGTGAAGCTTTTGTTACTAGAGCGCAGCAAGATAGATTTATGAACAACATTCTCCCTGATATTGTTTCAAAGACTTCTACATATGGCGGAGCAACTTTTGATAATCTCCTCAATATTAACGTGCAGGGCAATCTTGATTCTTCTGTTGTTCCTGATATTGAGCGCATATCAAATGATGTATTTAAACGTCTTAACAAGGCAATGTTCCAAGGCGGATATAAACGAAACACGAATACTGTTTCAATTTAAGGTGGTGAGTTAATGGCATTTTGGGCACGTTCATTTATATTTGATGATATCCCAAGTGAAACTTGCTGAGTGTTTGTTTGGGGGGGGGGGGGGTGGGGCGCGTGCACGGCCGCGGCTCCCCCCAAATTCGGTAGAGCCGTATACACAGGAGATATACAGAAAACCAAAGCCGTATTTCTTCGGTGTTCAACAAACGCCAGTTCTCACATTTAGTTTGAGCTTCGCTAGTTTAAAACCAGTCGATGCTGTTCAACAGCAAATTATTCAAAGATGGTTGTTTGGACACAATTCATATAAAAAGCTTCAAATAATGCAGTGCGACATGGAATCGGTATACTTTAATTGTATACTGAACAATCCAACAGTCACTACTGTTGGGAACTATGCTTATACATTTAAGTGTGACGTGGTGTGTGATGCGCCATGGGCTTGGGAATACCCTAAAACAGAATCATTTGGGCCGTTTTTAGTTGAAGGAACGTTCGATTTTAATAATATTTCGGACGACAACTACTATATGTTCCCTATTTTTACTGTTAAAATGGGGAGCAATTCTAATTCGTTTGAACTGATAAATAAAACCGATGGGAATAAAGGTTGTTCCTTTGTGGGGTTAAGTCCAAGCGAAACATTGACAATTGATTCTAATAAATATATAATCACATCAAGCACAGGATTATTGCGTGTTGGTAATATGACTGGCACTCTGCCAAGACTTGTGCCCGGTATGAATACATTTCAAGTTCTTGGTTCACCTGAAAGCATAACAATAAGTTATCAAAACGCAAGGAAAGTAAGCGGATAAAACGGAAAGGAGGATATAATGTTACAAAAGTTTAATTATTTCGGAGAACATGAAGATTATGTAATCAGATTGTGTAATCCGAATAAACAACAAATCTGTTTCTTAAATCAAGGATATCAACAGGAACTGTCTTTGAGATTTAATGAAATGTCAGAGTTCCACATCACTATTCCATATATGACAGATGGAGAAATATTCCCATATTATGACAGAATAAAGAGCAAAAAACTTATTTTGATTGATGATATTGGGTATTTTCTAATCACAACTGTTGATGAAACAGATGATGGTATTGTCAAACAAAAGACTGTAACAGCATATTCTTTAGAAACGGAACTTGCGTTTAAAAAAATAAACATATTTGATGGTACGTATAAGTTCTATGACCCTATTAACGCAGACAACACACTTATGGGCAAGATTCTGTCAACATCCAACTGGACAATTGGGCAGATAGACCCTGACTTATGGAATGTTTATAGGACTTTTGAGATACCGGATAGTACAGTATATGAATTTTTAATGAATGATGTCGAAACGTCTTATGAATGCGTATTTATGTTTGACTCTTTTGCTAGGACAGTTTCGGCATATACATTGAAAAACCTAGTAAAGAATACTGATATTATACTAAGTTACAATAATCTGATTCAAAATATTGACATTAATGAAAAATCAGATGAAATTGTTACGGCTTTAAGCGTATATGGCGGTAATAATCTTGGTATATCGGCTGTAAATCCATTGGGCACAAACACAATCTATGATTTTAGTTATTTTGCCACAACAGAATGGATGGACCAAGCCTTAATCAATGCTATTAAAGCCTGGGAGGCCGCAATAGCAGCACAACAAACAAGATATTCTAACCTTTTAACTCAATACAAAGATAAAAACACCGAGATAGTGACAGCCAATTCTACTTTAGTAGACTCAAAGACTGACAGAGACGCTATTGAGGGCGTTGTAAAGGTTATGATAGAGGGAGATTTGAAGAATACTCCCGAATACACAGCCAAGGTTAATGAGCTTAATGCCGCCAATGCAGCCGTAACAGCACAAGAAAATCATATAAATGATTTAAAAACACAGCTTGAAGTTATAAACTCTGATTTAAAAGCAATCAATGAATCTTTGGCTTTCTCTAAATTCTTCACGGAAGAACAGTACGAAGAACTCAAAACCTATATGGTTGAGAATACATATCAAAATGAAAGTTTTACTATAACATCAGAAATGACGAATAGTGAAATCCAAGATATGGCACAATCTCTGTATAATCAGGGCAAATATGTACTTGAAAGAGTATCACAGCCACGTTTTGAGTTCACAGTTGAAAGTGTAAACTTTTTATTCTTAAAGGACTTTGAAAAATTTAGTCAACAGTTGGAACTTGGATGTATTATTAACATAGAGAAAGACGAAGCTGTGTATGTCAAGCCAGTATTACTTGAATTGAATGTACAGCTTGATGACCCAACGAATTTTTCTCTTGTATTCGGCAATAGATATAAGCTTGATAATGGCGAATATACTTTCAGAGATTTGTTCGGTGATGCTATTAAGGCTGGTTCAAGCGTTAAATTTGACGGCGCTAAGTGGGGAGAATATGTCAATAGTGGAATGAATAACGCTGTTAGTGACTTTATTAACTCCGCCTTAGACACTTCAAAGAATAATGTTATCAATGCCACAAATCAAGAGATATTGATAAATCAAAACGGATTGCGTGGACGTACCATGATGGATAATGGTACATACAATCCAAACCAAGTATGGCTTACATCCAACACTCTTGCTTTTACGTCAGATAACTGGCAAACTGTACGACTTGCTCTTGGCGAAATAGATTTAAACGGACAAAAGATTTTTGGTGTTGCTGGTGATGCTTTGGTTGGTAAAATTATCGCTGGTAATCAGCTTATTATATCCAACGACAACAACAACTTTACATTGGACAGCAATGGTGCTGTACTGAACAATGCTAGTTTTTCTATTGTTTCTAATAACGGGTTAAGTCAAATACAACTAAACCCGACACAAGGCATTAGTATACAAACAAGGGCGAACACAAGCGCTGCTTGGGCTAATCAATTTTACGTTGATGCGCAAGGCAATCTTGTTATTAACGGCAAAATCACAGCTAATAGCGGTACAATTGGTGGATGGCAAATTGATTCTACCAGATTATATAACTCTGCTAATGGTGACTACATTGGCTCAAATGGATATGGTAAACTTAGTTTGCTTTCGTGGACACCAACATCGGCTACATTTAACGGCAGAATTTACGCTTCAAATCTTGGTGACCAAATTAAAACGGGCAATATTCAAGATGGCGCTGTAACGTCGGCAAAGCTAGATACTCTATATGCTACCAAGGCATTTGTTGATGAAATGAACGTTGAACTGGCTAACGTACATACGCTTGCGGCAAATGCGGCTACAATTCAACAGTTAAATGCCACAAATGCTACAATTGCTAATCTTGACCTTACAAATTTGAAATTTCAAGGGCGTTCAGCGAGCTGGACTCAGACGCCAATCGTGTATGATTTGAATGTGACTAATACGCTTGTCATAACATCGGTTGATTTTAAGAATCAAACATATACATCAGCAAATATAACTGGTATTCGTAACTTCTATAAAACAAGCGGAATGTGGGTTATTAGTGGTTGATATTAAATTAACCACTAATAACATAACCAGAGCTACCATATGTAAGCCCAACTACTACTTTTTCTTCGGAATATGTTGGAGTTCCTCCAGAACTAATACTTGAAACATATCTAATTGTGTGAGTTTGTATACCGGTTACAAACGTTGAGTATCTCCAACTAGCAGCTATACCTTGAAATTTCAATTTTATTGACTATATAAAAGGAGTAAACGGAAAAATGAAAGAAAAATTACAATCTATTTATAATGCCTTGAATACTATTCAAGTTAGTGGTAAAACAAACTGTGCTATTGTAGCTGGCGTTATGAATGTTATCGAAGAATTATTCGTAGAATGCGAAAACTATCAACCTGTAAAACAGGAAGAAGGGAATACTGATGGCTAATGGCATATTTTGCTACGAGGTAAATCAGCTTGGCGAATTTGCAATGATTGCCGGTACATCTGAAACTCTTGAATTTTACTATTATTACTCGGATGGCACACCATTCAATTTAGAAAGTTCAACAGCGAGATGGAGATTGTGTCGTGTTGGACAACCAGATGTCGCCGTTTTAGATTTGCCCTGTGATATATTTAGCGGTAATGGTGTTGTTGTAAAACTTGGCAGTGCTCATACACAGAACCTTTCAGGGAAATATATACAACAGCCTGTACTTATAGATTATTCTGGAGAAGAATACGCTTTTCAACAGGGCGTTATTACATTTATTCCAAAGATTAGGCCAACAACATAAGGAGTGATTTCTTTGGCTATTACTACATATCAGGCTAATAAGCTGAACGATTTTTTATTTGGCGGAACGTCATTTACTCCGAGTGGTACATACTATCTCGGACTTTCAACAACAGCAATTAACGCTAATGGTGGCGGAGCAACTGAACCCGCTGGCGGCGGATATGCTAGAGTTGCTGTTACAAACAACAAGACTAATTTTACAACGTCGTCTGGTGGCATTGTCCAAAATAATACACAGTTTGAGTTCCCAGAAAGCACAACTGCTTGGGGAACAATTACACATGTATTCATTGCGGATTCTGGTACAATTGGCGGCGGAAATATTTTGTATTACGACGCTTTGACGAATCCTAGAACTGTGCAAACTGCTACAATCTTATTGTTTGCTATTAATTCTATGAAAATTCAGCTCGTCTAATACATGAAAGGCGGGGCGATTAAGTGAGAACCTTTAAAATATTCGCTACTCCTAAACGTGTTTTTAAGATAGTGGCTGATACATTTCCAAGACTGGCAACTTTAATCTTTAATAATACAAACACAATTGAACTTATTGGATTAATCATGGCGCATTTGAAATCGAACGTGACTTTAAAAATACAGTCATTGTTTACAATAACAGATACTCGTATGAAGCTTCATATGATAATGAGCAATATAGTCGCCCCGATAAGATTTAGAATTTTGGCTATACCAAAATCCATAGAGAGTGAAAAAATACTTATAATTGTAGCTACTAATATTATAGCACAATCGCTTGGACTTGTCAAGTTAGACTTTAATTCGTCAAGTACGGTTAAAATAATAGCGTCCGCATTAGTTGGAAGATTTAGACTTCTTGGCGAATTAGACCCGCTAACTTTGGGCGAAATAGACAATGACACTCTTGGAACGTTAGATTTCAAAACACAATAACAAAGGAGGGAGATAATGGCTAATACTCCTAACTATAATCTTACAACGTATTCTTCATCAGATACGGATGTAAGATTCTTAGATTTTCGTGTAGCTATTGCTGGTAGTCAAACTACAAGCAACTTCTATAAAATTGACACAGCCTTAAAACAGCATACCGACGCTATTGCTTCTCTTGAGGCTTCTCCATCGGCGTTTACGGTTAATGCTGTATATTCTACGGACAACTTTTATACTGCTTCTGTTACGAACTATCCTGGATATAAGACAAACCAACTTATCGCATTATCGCTTGACAGAAATAATGTTGGAACGGTAACAATCAATATCAATGGCTCTACTACAAAGAGTGTTATGAAATATAATACGTCTGGGCTATTAGTAAATGCCGCTGATAATGATTTTGTGAAAAATAATCCCGTCCTTTGTATTTATGATGGTACACAGTTCATTATGCTTGGTTCTTCTAGTGCTACTAATATACGAATTGACGGCGCTGCTAATCACGTTGTTATGATTTCAGGGCAAAATACTCTTGTGACAAGTGGACGAGGCATAGGAATTGCTAATGGTTTTGCTACATTGGATGCTAGTGGTAAGCTTGTCCAGACGGCTAAAAACTCCGACTACGCAACTACTGCTGGTATAGCAAATACTGTTCTTGATGGCTCTATTGTAACAAATTCTTTCAACCCAGCTGCTGTTGCTCCAACCGCCGCTAAAACATCACAAGCTCTGACTATTCAGTTAAATGGTACAGCACAGCCAACATTTAATGGCTCTACTGCTAGAACAATCAATGTAACACCAGCTTCAATTGGTGCGGCAACGACTGGTGCGCTGGATGGAGTTGTTTCAGACTTAACCGATGGCACTACTGTTGTAGCGCAAGCCAACAAGGTAACTAACGCTCTGGTTATTATGAGCAATAGTGGAACTGCCCTCGTAAACTATGACGGAAGTGCCACGGCAAATATGACACTTAGTCCATCCAATGTAGGTGCCGAACCAGCATTCACCAAAAATACAGCATTCAATAAAAACTTTGGTAGTTCTGCTGGTACTGTATGTCAAGGTAACGATGGCAGACTATCTAATGCTCGTCGTTCATCTAATATAACCATGAGTTTGTCTGGAACAAACCTTAGTATTAGTTATAGTTAAGGATGTGTTATTATGGCTTTAAGTTTTAATGGCACAAATGTACCTCCGTCCGGTAATGTAATATTTAATGGGACGTATTGTAAAACCGTAACATACAATGGTACTGAGGTTTGGAAAAAAGAATATACTGTGTATCCCGGCGCTCCCGTTGCTAATACTCAAAACCTTGGGTATGCTTCTTACTTTACTGTTACAAACAGTGGTACAGACATTAAAGTTGACGCATTCGGCGGCACAGAACGAGGATACGGACGCGTTATGCTTGGTGGATTTAGCACAATAGGTTATTCACAAATATATTTTGCTAATCTCCGAGCATACATTACAAACAGCTATTCCCATATCAAGGTGGCATTGAGTGATATAAACGGGAATGTTGTTCAACAGCTTATTTATTCCGAAACAAACGGATTCGACGCAACATATACCGCAAGCACTAAATTCAACATAAATTCGCCAAATGGTAATTACTATTTAATGTTAGAAGTTGAATCTGGCGCTACACACTTAGGAAAGAACGCCACCATTTTAATGAATGGTTGTTATTTAGTTTAAGTGAGGGATTATAATGATTAAAATTACATTGAAAAACGGTAAGGAGTATGAAGTGCTTGATAGTACATTGGTATATCCAAGCGGAATGTCAAGTGTTCGTAGCAAAATAGAAATTCATTTAGATGAATCAGCTATGACTCTTGCCGAACTTGAAAAAATATTTATAGACGAAACAGCAACAGACGAAATCCGTATTACAAAAACACGCGAGGACGGAGTTGTGGAATACGATAATATATATTATCACTATTGTGTTGTTTCTAGTATTGGCAAAAAGATTGTTTCTTCTGTTAGCAATTCAACTGGTGAAGTTACAGAAAAAATGCGCTTATCTGTTGTTCTAGAGCAGAGAACATATATCGAACAGAAATTATATGAGTTGGGTGTGTCTTGAACATATCTGGAAGAAAGGATGACAAATCATGTTTAATGATGTATTAAGTTCTGTATTAGAAAGTTTAGTTATGGTGTCATCTTTCGGATTGTTTATGCTTTGTTGTGCTCTTTCCAATACCATTCTTGGCTCAATTATTGCTTCTAAGACTGCTACTTTTGAGTGGAAAACATTAGCCAAAGGGCTTCTACGTAATATTGGTGTTGTTCTTGGTATTGATGTTCTAGCGGCTGGACTATCAGGCATGACAAAGCTTATAGAGATATATGACGTTGTTCCTCAATATTCAGAAGCCTTACAGGGCGTAAGTGTGTTGGCGATAGTGGCTATAATTGTAACAATATCCTATAAGGTTTATGGTGCTCAAGCCATTGAGAAAATCAAAGCAATTGGCGGCATAAAAGACGATGATATTGTTCCTATTGAAAAGGCAGACGGATGGGAACAGAGAGGAACGTGATTAAATGTTAAGTTTCTCTGTAAAAAAACAAAAACTAGAAAGAAAAGACAATCAAGAAGTGGTTGGAGGAACATATAATTACTTGTATGTTGTATTTGACTTTTCATATGATTGGGACAGTGTTTCCAAAAATGCAGTATTTAATAACTGTAAAGCAAAGAAAAACTTCACTGTTCCTATTGTAGAAAATGTGTGTCTTGTACCGTGGGAAGTTATAGAAAGTCCAAACTTTACAGTATCGTTATATGGATTTACCGATAGCAAGAGAATAACTTCTAATGAAGTTATGGTTCCCGTTAAATGTAAGCCGTATAATGCTAATAATATTCCTTCTCCGCCTCCAACCCCAACTGATTATGAAGCATATGTTGAACTTGTAAATAAATACAAAGAAGAATCAGATGCTCAATACAACGAACTCAAAGAAACAAAAGCAGAAGTAATAACAACAGATAGTATTTATAAATTTCCAAATGTTGGAAACAAAAATAATCTGTATGTTGATTATTCTACGAACACCACATATAGATGGGATGAAACTGAATTAAAGTATTATTGTGTAGGCTCTGATTATAGTGAGATAGATATTGTATCAGGAGGGAAAGCTCGTGGCTAATACAACATTAAGTGTAAAAATTCAAATAAGAAATGATACTAAAAACAACTGGAATACACAAAACCCCGTTCTTTTGAAGGGTGAAATGGGTGTAGAAACAGATACCAGAAAGTTTAAATTTGGTGATGGAGTAAGCGATTGGGCGACGCTTGAATATGCGAGTGCTACTGGCGCAATCATTATGAACAAAGCTCCGACACCTACGGATTCCGGGTATGATGTCGGCGCAATGTGGATTGATACAGCCGCAAACAAAGCATATCTGTTATTCAATAACACAGCAAATCAGGCTGTATGGAAACAGGTTGTCACCCCTGATGATTTGAGTGACCTTGGCGCTGGTGACATGTTGAAGTCGCAGTTCGCTAACAATCCAAAAGCTGAACAGGGATATGTAAACGCGGCTATTGTTGCTGATACAGCAAACGCTACAAAAGGCACACTTACTGCTGGCTCTAAGACGTTTAATGGTTCTGCCGATGTTACGGTTACAGCAGATGATTTAGGTGCTCTTACAGCCGTTCCTAGCGAATATGTAAAGAATACTGATTATGGCACAGCTGAAACTGGCGGAGTTGTTAAATCTACTGCCAAGGGCACAGACACGGTAACAATTGGCGCAGACGGCACAATGACAATTGGTAAAGCATCGGAAGCTGCGACGGCTGATGCTGCCATCGCATTGGCCACTGGACGTACAATTTCTGTTGCTGGTGATGCTACTGGCACATCTCCTGTGTTTGACGGTAGTGCCAACGTAACAATTCCTCTTGTGCTTGCCAACAGCGGTGTTGTTGCTGGTACTTTCACAAAGGTTACGGTTGATGCTAAAGGCCGAGTAACAGAGGGCGTTGCGAATCTGACAACGGCTGATATTCCTGAACTTACTCTTTCTAAGATTTCTGACGCTGGAACAGCGGCGGCAAAAGACTTCGGTACTGCTGAGGGTAATGTACCTGTTCTTGGCGCTGGTGGTAAACTTAGTGAAGCTGTTATCCCCGCAATTGCCATTACTGACACGTTTGTTGTTGATAGCCAAGCAGCAATGCTTGCTCTTGAGGCACAGCAGGGCGACGTAGCTGTTCGTACTGATGTAAATAAGACATTTATTCTTAAAGTTGCTCCTGCTACTACGTTGGCGAACTGGGTAGAACTTGAAACACCAACTGACGCCGTTACGAGTGTAAACGGACTTACTGGAGCTGTTACGCTTACAACGTCCGAGGTTGCTGAGGGTAGCAACTTGTACTTTACAACAGCGAGAGCAAACGCGAACTGGGTTACTCACGCTTCTACGGAGCTTACAGACTCTGATACTCTGTTGAGAACAACTGACACATTTATACTTAATGGCGGAAATGCCTAATCTATATCAACATTAAGGAGGGGTATCTGTGGCTAATAGAAACCTAAACGCTCGACAGCAGCAAAAACATGATACTTCGTCCAATTTTAACTCTAAAAATGCCACATATTTAGAGGGCGAAATCCTTATTGAAAGTGACACCGGCAGAGTTAAGATAGCTGATGGAGATACAGATTATAAAACGCTCCAATATACTATTGGAACTCGTGTACCAACAGATGCCAAGTTTACAGATACCACTTATACTGCTAGTGGAGGGCTGTCCCTTAGCGGGACAACCTTTTCCATTGCTAATTCTGGTGTAACAGCCGATACTTATGGGCCAACTGCTAATGTATCTGGCTCTTGGGGAACGTCGTTTACAGTACCAAGCGTTGTTGTAAATACTAAAGGACAAGTTACGAGCGCGGTTGATAGAACTGTTACTATGCCTGCGAAACCAACCGCTGCTGATATTGGTGCCGAGCCAGCGTTTACAAAAAATACAGCGTTCAACAAAAATTTCGGAACTGCTTCTGGAACGGTTTGTGAGGGTGACGATGAGAGATTGTCGAATGCGCGTCCTGCTTCTGATGTTTCAGCATGGGCAAAAGCGGCTACAAAGCCAACCTATACCCCAACAGAAGTTGGCGTCATTGGTGCAGCTCCTGCTTCTGGGCAAGTAGCTGTTTTTGACGGTACAACTGGTAAGATTAAATCTACTGGGTTTACGATAGCAACATCGGTGCCTGCCAATGCCGAATTCACAGACACAACATATAACAAAGCAACAGATTCTTCTCTTGGACTGGTGCAAGTTGGATATTCCACTTCTGGAAAAAACTACGCTGTTACTTTAGACGATTCTGGCAATGCTTATGTAAACGTCCCATGGACGGATTCTGTTGCTAATAACCCAGCCATAACAATTACACAAAACGGAACGTCTAAAGGCTCTTTCACGCTAAACCAGACTTCGGCAGAAACAATTGATTTGACTGATACAACATATTCTGTTTTTGAAGCCGCCACTTCAAGTGTAGCAGGTAGTACCGGATTAGTACCAGCTCCTGCGGCTGGCAAGCAGACGAGCTTCTTACGAGGAGACGGGACATGGGTTATACCGTCTCAACCGACAGTGAATAATCCTACTATCACAATAAAACAGGACGGCGCGACCAAAGGGACATTTACTTTAAATCAATCTGGAGATACCACAATAGAGCTTACTGACGCCAATACGACTTATGCTCAAGCGACATCAACAGTCCTTGGTTTGGTTAAGATTGGATACGCTGAAAATGGCCGAAACTATCCAATTAAGCTTGATTCTTTGGGGAAAATGTTTGTCAATGTACCATGGACAGACACAACATATTCCGTCGCCACTGTTAGCGAGGATGGATTGATGCCTAAAATCCCAAGTTCGTCTGCTCAATATTTAAACGGCATGGGACAGTGGAGTACACCACCAGATACTAAATATACAAACTTTGTCGGTTCTGGCTCTGAAGCTAAGTCTGGACTTGTTCCGTCTCCGGGGACAATCGCTGGCACAACAAAATATCTAAGAGAAGATGGAACATGGAGTGTACCGCCAGATACTACATATACAGCAGGACGAGCAATTGAAATTAGTCAAGGCGCTATTAGCGTAACAAGCAGTGGTGTATCTTCTGGCGCATACGGTTTAACGGATAGTACCAGTGTTAATATTGGTACGTCATTTACTGTTCCGGGGTTTGTTGTTGACCAATGCGGTAGATTGACGCAGGCATACAGCAGGACTGTTACTGTTAATGCGCCAAATATGACTGGTGCCACAACATCAGCAGCAGGAACGGCTGGCTTGGTTCCTACGCCTACTGCGGGGAAGCCAACAAGGTACCTTTGTTCAACCGGAGAATGGAGTATACCCACTGGAACTATTTATAATGGAAGCACAACAATATCCGTTAAACCGTCTACAACTGATGGAGAATACAATATATATTTAGCTGCGTTATTTCCGGGCACTACAAGCCAAAGCGTTGGACCAAGCGCATCAGGAACAATTAATTTTGGCTCTGCTTTTAATGTGCCATATATAACGATAGACCAATATGGCAGAATCACGGCATTAGCAAATAGAAGTATGATTCTTAGTGGAGCATTAGCAAGTAGCTCTGCTCCTGGTTTGTGTCCAAAGTTAGATTCGGCACATCCATCATATTATCTAAATGCTAATGGAAGTTGGAGTCTCCCAAGAGGCAGAGTATATGGTGTAAAAGGAGAAGCCGAAACGGATTATCGTGAAGGACAAGTAAACATAACAGCGGCTAATGTTGGTGCGTTATCATTAACAGGCGGTACAGTATCGGGTTCCACAACATTTAGTAACAACGTAACAATTAACGGTGAATTAAATTACGACGGCGGTTTTTATTAATAGTAAAACTATCGCGGTATACGGCATTTAGCCGTATA